CCCTTGATGTTATTCGATGTTCCGTTGAGCAGGTTGACGAGCTGGTTAAACTCGGAGTCTACCTCGGCCGACAGGATCGGGGTCGACGGAACAAAGTCTGTAACTCGCGCTAAAGTGCTTGCCATTAAAGGGTTGTCACTCCCTTCTCGTTTAAGAGCGTATACATCAAGAGCATGTCCTTGATAACTATCGCCTCATCGGCCTGACCGTTGGAGACTCGAAACGTGATCGTTTCCCCGATTCGGCCCGATGAGTTTGAGAGCAGGCGGCGCGTGATCTGCACCGGGCCTTGTACGGCGGTGTCCCAGGAATCCACGTCCCAGATTGCCTGGTCCCATAGCGCGCCGAGCGTCGAAGCGCTCAAGGTAAAGGATTGATTCCCGCCTTTGTTCAGGTTTTCATCAAGAAAATACTGAATCGCCACCTGCGCGCTATTGGTCAAAAGCTCGAAGTTGAAGGCCCATTTATGCCATTCCTTGCGCAGTAATACGGATTCGTGCGGGAAAGCCTTAGTGCGAAGCTCCTTCGGATAGGACTCGTCATTGTCACTGAATACGCCTCCGCTTTCCTTTGGAAAATATTTGAATAACTGATGCGTTCCGTCTGGATTTTCTGCGCCTACGAGATAGGCGGTGCCTGTGGCGGTCGGAAAACTGGTCGCGCAGGTGAAGGCGGCAAGGCCTGTGAAACGGGTCCAGCGCGCGGCGTCCACGCCTTGCTGAATGTTCAGGTAATCAAGGACGTAAGTTTCGTTGATCGAACGCGTTGATAGATTGCTCGGAAACGACAGCCAGTACTGATTGACGTTCGGCAGTAGAAGCGCCGGGATTTCTTCCGTGGTTTTATGGATTTTCCCGATCTCGGCCACGTTCCGACTGTAAAGCGCGGTCCTGAAATCCTCGGCCAGCTCAGACAGTCGCAGCGAGGCGAGGCCTTGCGCCGAAAGGTAGACCACGTCATCAAGAAGCGGCGCAATTGAGTAGGGCGATACGCATCCGATGGTTTGCGAGAAGATAGAGACTCGCAGGTTGCTGGCGTTCGTGATCGCGGTGGCCGGATTGATCGGGCCGAGCTTGTAAATCTTTTTCGTTTTCCAGATATAGAGCGCGTCTTTCGTGGCGAAAAGGCCGGTAATAATATCGTTGTCGTCAATCTCTATATCTATCGAAACGCCTTGCGCGTCCGTCCCGGTTGACCAGTTCTCGGGGTCGCCCAGGTGGGAACCTCGAAGCTGGTTCGGCTCCGTCGCTGAAATGATCCAGACTCGATTTTCCCACAGGGCGATATATTTGCCCTTCGGCGGACTCCCGCCGAGAGCGGCCGCGACGGCGCCGGTCGAAACCTTGACGGGGTTGTCGCCCGATGTCGCCTTGTTGACGCCGATCGCCAGGTCTTTATAGGTAACCCATTGCCAGAAAGTATCGCTGGGAAGCGTCAGGGCGCCGGTCAGGTTCGTGTCGCCGGTTCCGTTCGTTTCGACGATTCGGAGCTGACTTCCGGTTGTGAATAGGATTCCGATCTCGCCCGATCCCGACGTGAAGTAGTAATCGGATGTAATGCGACTGGCGTAGGTGTTGGCGTTCAGCGGAACGAAGCCGTTACGAGTCGAGAGATTATCGGAGTCGTCAAACTCCATGTTGACGATGTCTTGCGCCGCGTCGTCTGGGATTTCGGTTGAAGGCTTGGCGGTAATAATCCCTCGGCCCCATCCAGCGTAAGGGATTGTTTTTACTCCTGCATTGTCGGCGTTTGTGGAGGCCAAGTTTAAACCTCCTTACCATGTGTCGGGAAATCGGCCGGGAAGGCGCGGGCCTCTGCGCCTGCGGATATTGGCCAGGTCTACTTCCTGAAGCACGGCCTTGTCGGCGGCTTTGTTGTTCTCGCGGCCCTTGATCTGCTTCAGCCCATTCTCGTAGCGGCGGATCGCGAGCGCCGAGGCGTCATACTTGCCGAGATTCTCAAGCAGAAAGGATCGGACTCTATCCAGCGTCGGCACAATCCACGAGAGCGGAATTGGGATATGAGAAGCGCTGGCCGTGTCGCTCGGGTCGAAATAGTGCTCCTCTTCGATGGATTCCACGGCGGTCGGGACGGGGACCAGTCGTATTTTTAAGAGCGTGTCCGAGCCGGACAGCACAACACCGTCCTCAAGCCAGAATTGCGCGCGGCCGGGGTTTGTGAGCTTAAAGCCTGCCCGGGCCATATCCTGCATTGTCGCGTAAGTGATCGGAGCGCCGTCCGTAACGTACTGAAGCTGAATCAGCTCACGGGCGGTTGCGGGCATGTTGTACGTGGCCGTTCCGATCACTGTCGCGAAAGTGGCGCGAGCCTTGTAGGGATTGAAGTTAGTTGCAAGGGCAATCTCCTGAACCGCTTCGTTCACGCGCTTTTCGACCAATAGAACGAAGTCGGCGTCATCCGTTGACTCGCCAACTTCGGTAATCAGGCTTAGCGCTATTGAATTCGGAGTCGCCATTTAGACTATTTCGCCCCTGTTAAAAACTCGTTCTTGATGGACTGGCCCACGCCCCATTGCCGTTTGTTCAGTTCGCCCGCCGTAATGATGTGATCGTCGAGCTGTTGAGCAGTATGGGCGGTCGCTTCGTGGTATTCGCGCAAGGCAATAAGCCTATCGCCAAATGTCTTGCCGTCGCTCATCGGCTGGCCGATCGGCGCATCGCCCCAGGCCGTAGCGCCTGCTTCCTTCGCGGCGTCGAAGGGGCAATTGCGCGTGCGGCACATTGAGGGCGTCAACTCGACGTATCGCCGGACGGTATTGAAGGCGTCAACCTTGATCTCCTGATGGACCATCTTTCGATTATCGGCTGAAATCGCCTCCGCTTTGATCTTGGCCTCAGCGGCCTTCAATTGAAGCTCGCGCTTCATTTCCTCGGCGTCGTCAGCCGTGATCCCGGTTTTGACGCTTGGCGCCTGCGGAGGTTTCGCGGCCTGTTTGCGCTCGCGCGTGGCCAGGTTCGAGGCGCGAATTTTCGCCTTCTGGTCCTCGGACATCGGGCCGCGCTTGCGGCTTTTCTTTTCGGCCGGCGCTTGCGGCTCGGCGGTCAGAAATTCCTCAGCCATTAGTAAGACCTCCCGCCACGCCCTTTCGCGGTTCCCATTGCCTTACCTCCAGCGTTAAGGCGTCCAGCTCCCATCGTCTTTGCGCCGTCGTTGCCCATGACGAAGCCGCGCGCCGAATTGGCCCTCCCGGCGGTTGGGTTGGTCGTGTTCGTGTTGAATTGGCGCTTTTTGCCAATTGTGGTCTTCTTCATCTTCTTTATTGCAGGCATAAAATCTCCATTAGAAGGGTCTGCCCTTCGAGTAGTACTCCACCAGATCTTGCTTGATTAAGCTGAAATCGTCGTCCAGCCACAGGATGTCTTCGTGCAGGTGTCCTATGCGGACGCGGTTTGCCATATAAAGACTATTGCCAGCCTCCCGAAACTTGGCCCAGAAATAGCTATCCGCATCGGTCTTGCCGTGCTCCCATTCTCCCTCGGCGTTCGGGGTATCGAGAAACCACGGCTTTTTGATCTTCTGAATCGCGCTGACCTTGATGATGGTAAGGCCGTAAACCGTGTTGTCCACCTTCGTTAAATCGAGGCGTTTCATGTCGTCCAACGGGACGCCGCCGCCCCATTCGCCGTCTTGTTTTATGATCCCGGCTAGCGGCGGGTGGTCCTTCCAGCGAGAGGCCTGCCAGGCCGCTATCGCGTCGGCTTCGGGATAGCGCACGGCCAGCCGCAGCAGCTCGTTTACGTCCCAGTTCGTAAAAATCGAGTCGTAGTCAATTGTTATGAGATAGTCGGCGCCGGATCGTATGAGCGAGTTAAATCCGTTCTGCATGGCCGCGCCCCAGTTGATCCCGGCGCCGCCCGTTCTCAGGACGAGCATTCGCGGATCGCTAAAGCCTCGCTCGATAACGCCAGCGACGGCCTGAAAGCCGAGTCGCGGAACGGAAGTCACGCCCGCAACGTTGTAGATAGCCTTCGCCCCTGTCTGTCCGTCGTGAATATATATCGGCCTTATCTTAAGAGTCTTCTTTGCCTCGGCCTTTCTCCGGTATAGCGCCTCGTAGATCCGCTCAACTTCCGGTTGTGGACTGCGCTTGTAGTGCCAGGTGGTGACATGCTCGAAGCCGCGCGCCGTAAGAAAGGCGTCAATGTCTTTTAGCTGACAGCCGTCTTTGTACAGCTCGAAATCGCAGGCCTCGGCGCGGATAAACTTAAACTTGTCGAGAATGCCTTCGGCGCCCTTCAGTACGAGCAATTCCGCGCCTTGAACGTCCATTATCAACGTGTCGTATTCGTCGAGATTGACACTATGGCGTTGGAGCGCGGTCTTTAGCGTCATGCTGGCCAGGCTGACGGTTTGGGTGTAACTGATTTCGGGCCAAATCTTCGTGTGCTCTCCAAAATCGAAAAGCGACGAACTCTGACCTTCATTGCTCGCTACGTGAAACTCCTTCTCTTCGTCGTCCTTATCTGTCAACAGATAGCGGAGCGCCCGTTGATTCGGATAGCCGGCGATGTTTGCCGCGAGCTTATGAAACGCCTCTGGGAGCGCTTCGATCCAGATTACGGGCAAGTTGTAGCTCGCGTAGATGTCGCGCGCTTGCCCGGTGTTGGCCCCGACGTGAATGACGCCCTTCGAGTCTTTAATAAACTCGTAGGTCGGAGTCGGCGCGTAGTTCAGTTTCGGTTCCGGCTTGCGCGCTTCGAGGTTTAATGAGACGTGATAGCTCGAACAGTCCGGCGCGTCCGACTCCCAGCGCTTGACGTCTACAAGTCCGGCGCCTTCGAGCAAGGCCTTCAGCTTTTCCTCGTTGAAGAACGCTTTATGATAATCCTCGCCGTCCACTTGTCCGCCGAAAAGATAATGCTCAAGCCTGCTATCGCCCCGATGCCCGTTCGAGTAGGCCTTAACTATCCAATCAAAATCGGGCACGGCGATCTTGAGAAGTCCGCCAGGCTTGAGAACGCGGGTCCATTCCTTTACCACGTCGGCCACTTGGCCATGTGGGAAATGTTCGAGAACGTGAGACGCGCGCACCTCGTCCACCTCGCCGTCGCGGCAACAGTCCAGCGGGTAAATGCAATTACCGTCTTTAATATCAAGGTTATGGTAGCCCTCTATTGGAGAGCTACCAGATCCCAGGTTGAGTTTAGTTCCGATCATCCTTGCCCTATGTAGACTTCGATGTTGGCCCCGTTTGAGTCGTTCGCGTCGAGCGCGATGATGGGCGACTGCGCGTAGGCCAGCAATTCAAAATAGTCGTTGCTGGTAAAGTTGGAATCGGCCTGCGTGAGCGTGGTGAGCGTTCCCGCCGTAGCCGAAGATCCCATACGCGCGGCGGCGGCGGTTGAGGCCGCCGCTTTTGCCGAAGCGACTCGCCCATGTCGCGTTATCCAGCCGAAAGATCCCGCCCCTATCGCAACGTGGGCAATCCCTACGATCGGCTCCTGTATCGCCGCTGTCGGAACCAGGGCGTTAGGCTCTAAAGCCTCATCGGTCTTAAGCTTTAGCGCATCCCCGAGGGCGAACGCCGTTACGGCCTTAACGTAACGAAGCTTTGTGCCTGGAAAATTAACAGTATCGGGATGGTCGCTCTCCGTTCCCAAGACGAACTGCGCGGTCGTGTCAACCCTGGTCGGGTCGCATCCTAAAATTGCACCCATGTTGCCTCCCTTATGGTGTGTATTCGACGTTCATGCGGCCCTGACGGCGGCGGTTACTCATGACGAGATTCGAGTGGAGAATCATTTGAATGGTGTCGGCCATCTGATCGTACGGGCGGATCGGATCGGACATCACAAAATCGAAATTCTCCATCATCACGAATTTGAGATACTTGAGATTGAGCGCGAGAAAGCCGTGGCCGGCCGTGGCGCTCGCGGCCGCGTTCGTGTGCGGGAAAATATGATCGTCGAAGCAAACGACCCCGCCCTTGAAGATATAGTTTTGGAAGCCGCTCCGTACCATATCTTCGTCAAACGCTTCGCGAATATAACGCTCATTTGAAACAAGCGTCCCTTCCCAGGCCTCATGCACTTCTTTTGACGTGATATACATCGTCGGCCATTCGTTCTGCGACGAGCAGGAATTAGCCAGGCGGCGCATTGCGGGCGGAAGCGTGGTTGGCGCGGTCGCCACGTCGCCAGGACTGGCCTCTGTCTGGTTGCGCCAGTTCGTGAAGGCCGAGCTGTCAATGTTGCCGTACGTGCTATTCGTTCCGGCGAAATCCAGCCCGATAGCAAGGCCCGTCAATTCGGCCCCGCCCGATCCGGTTCCGTCAAGGAATAGCTCGCGGTTGACTTCGATCCTCATCGAAAGCGCCAGGCGGTTAATGATCGCGTCCCACAGGTCCACAGGCGCCGTTGCCGAATTTGAATTCTTACCCTGCTCGAGCAGGCTCAAGCCTTCCGTCCCCGCGATGATCTTCCAAAGGTAGGAGGCCACGTTCGGGTCGGATTGCAGGGTGGTATCAAGAGTCTGGTATTCGGTATACGCGTGGACGTTCGTGTTGGTGGTCAAGATCGTCGGCTCAACGATCTGCGTTCCACCTGGGCGCGTTTCTACCGCGTCCATCATCGCCATTTTCCATAGCAGGGCAATTGACCCAACTATAGATTCCGTGACTCGCGGCGCGTAGAGCGGCAGTGTGGTTGCCACTACGCGATTAAAAGAGGTATCTAAGGCCATCAGGATTCTCCTATATGGGCTACGGTAGGTTGCCCAGGCTTTGCTGTTGAGCTACCCAGATCGCCAACTTCTTGAAGTTCTTGGCGACATCGGGCGGCGGTTCGGGCGGGCCTGTCGCCCGGCCTCCATTGTTGGATTGATAGCGCGCGGCCTGTCGAGCTTTCTCCTCGGCCTGCGCGGGCGTAAGAATCGGGTTTGAGGGTTGCTTGACGGTCGGCTGTGGCGCGGGACTTACGCCCAGGCCGGCCTGGATCTGGTTAATCAGGTTGTAAGTTGCCTCAACGGAAATATTGGGATTATTGCCTGCGAGCTTCTGCGCAAGCGAGGATTTCAGTTGAAAGTCAGGCTCGGCACCGTACTTGGCCTGAAGGGCGAAAGTCTCGCCGTGCTTGCGCGCCTCTTGAATCGGAGGCAGATGATTGCGCATTACGGCTTCCATTTCGGCCTTTGCGGCCGCTATCACGTCGGCCCTGACAGCCTGCGCGTACGCCTGTCGGCCTTCCTCTTCCTCAAGATCGAAGCGACTGTAATCTGGCTCGGCGGGCTTCGCGGGCGCCCCGCTCAGTACGTCCATCAGCGGCCGTCCGGTCATTAAGGCCGTAAGCATTGCCGTCTGAATTTGATTGTTTTCGGCAATCTGCGCCTTTAGCTGGGCGATCGTGTCAGAATCGGTCGGAGCTGTGACCGCTGGCGCGATCGGCGCGGGAGTCTCGGCCGGAACTTCGGCGGGCGTTTCGATAGGTTTGAATCGGATCTTGCCGCTTTTTGCGTCCAGATCCATTTCGACCTTTGAGGGGTCCACGCCTGGATACATGCGCGCAAAGGCGTTCGTGGGCGCGATAGGCCTAGGGGCAGGCGGAGCATCGGCCGGAATTTCGGGCGCTTCGGCCGCGAGCGCCGCCACTTGCAACGGCGTCTGAGCGTTGCCGTCAAATTGAAGTCCGCCGCCCGGTCCAGACTTGATCGAAAACTTTTGAACGCCGAGGCCTTGGCCGACTGGCGCTTGTCCTTTCATAGTTTACTCCAAACTGCGCGCTAAGCTGACGCGCGGATTATTTGTCTATTTATGTTTAGTGTCAAACGGATACGTGGGAAAGTTAAGGTTTAACTTTAAGTCTATCGTCGTTGGATGAGACAAGTGGCGTATCTGAGAGCGGCGCGGAGGCTTCAGGTTTAAGGTTTCCGAAGGGGTCTAAAAGGCCACGCTCGCCCATTGCGTCTCTGAGAAATTGACTTGACTCAGCCGCGAATTTCTCATCGCGAGCCTTCGCGGCCGCATCGGCCATCGCCTTCATTCCGTCCGCGTCTCTGCGATCTCCGACGCGTGTAAGTTTTCGCTTTTTCATACTTTTATTGAGTCGAGATTCGGAGGTGAAATATCCGTGGTTTTCAACGACATGGCCTGCCCATAAGCTATCAGGCCGCATTACGGGCTTTGACCACACGAACGGCGCCGGGATGTCGCAGGCTGGGCAAGCGTAGTGCTCATCCTGCGGGAGACTATTGCGAAGTATCTCGAATCGCCCATGTGTTTCGCACTGAAACTCAAATAGCGGCATATCTTTACTTTCAGGGCTGCGAGCCGAACAGTCGGGCTCAATCCGTCCTTTCCGGCCGTTACGGCCGCAACCCTGAAACCTTTAGCTCTCAGGGTAAAGTAGGTCAATTTGGTCACGCACTTTGAGCAATGCGCGCTTGAGTTCTTCGGCCTTATCTGGATTTTTCACGGCCTGCTTGATCGCGGTCAAGATGACCGATATAGCCATACTGATATAGAAGTCCATTAAAACCTCCCTTCAAGGGCAATTGAGGCATTAGCTTGCATTCGCGCGTCGGACAACTTGCGAATCGCGGCAGTTTTGCCCGGCCCTTCAGGCGCGACCGCGTTGACCACATGCGCGCATTCTAAAAACGCGGCGTTGATCTTCTCGTAAATCTCCCGTTGTTCAGGTGTTGGTGGATGATAGGTAAAGATGTCTTTTAGTTGATTGTCCGTCATGGTTTCCTTATTGAATCTGACTCGCCCCGCCGAGGATCTGCATCAGTAAATCTTGCTCGGAGAAGCCTTCTCCCGGCTGGCCGACTAACGGCTGACCGGGAATTTGTTGCGGCGCCGCCTGGCCGGCAAGAGCGGGAGGCAAGCCCGCCCCTGCGCCCGCTGGCGCCAGGGTTTGCTGTAATTCGGGTTGAATCGAGAGCGCGGGCGTAAAGAAGCGCCCCACGTCCTGATAGTCAGGGAAGGACTTCAAGAGCCACGCGCCTAGTTCGGTAAAGTTAATGCGGGTTGGCGATCCCTGTTGAGCCATGAGCGGGTCCATTTGGATCATGATTTGCGCCACGTTCGCCTTTTGCTGGCGCTCAATGTCGGGATTCGTTTTCGGCGCGGCGAAGTAGCTGACCGTGACATCGGTTTCCGCCTGTATTTCGGCGTGGGTATATTCGCGCCATTCGGTACTGAGAAGGCCTACGATCTGCGCTACGTCTTGCTGGACGCGATTAGCCTTCAGATGTTGAAGGACTTGCCGGGCAATCTCGTTTACGCCCGCTTCGACGTTTGAGATTTTGTCATCGGCCTTCAGCCGCATGACGTTTACTTGCGTGGTGACGACGCCTGCGGGAGTGCGGGCGGCGGGCGTCTCGCCTTGAAAGATCGCGTCAGCCCCGGTTGCCTTCGCGCCATCCTGCGCGATGGCTTGCTCTAAAATCAGGTTGTCCCGATTGAGCTGCGGATTGTCAATCGCGAATAGGTCGCCGTTCCGCTCCATTCGGATGACGCTCAGATTCGGCAGCGCCGCGAAATCGTCAATGGCCTCCTTCGCCACGCCAGGCGTTGCGCCGTACATGTTCTTTTGCGCTCGGACGTTTTGAATCTGTTGAGTACGGATGCGGTTCGTCTGTAACTGCGGTTGATGCAATTGCCTTGCTACGCCGATCGGATAAAGCAGGCCTTCAGCGCGAAGGAATTGGATCATTACGAACGGCAGGCCGTCGAGATAGGGATAGCGCCACGGCTCAATATCGAGCGGATAGGGCAAGCCTTCGGCCATCGTGATTACCTGGCGATAGCCCTTGTCCCATATCTCCCATATGGCGATTGAAGACTCTTCGGGAATACGAATGGCCAGATCCTTGCCGAAGATTCCGCCCGCGCTGAATCTGGCGTCGTTTCTGTACGCCGATCGGCTCGTCAGATTGTGGGATGCGGCGCCGGATTCGATAAGCCTCGTCACTTTCGGGTCATAGCGCCTATTGGCGACAACATTGGCGAGCGGGATCCAGCTACGCCTTGCAGCCCATCGGCCGGTGCGGGGCGTTCCGTCGCGGCCCGTAATGTCGTGAAGGAAATCAAAAGGATTTACCCATTCAACGACTGAGGCGTCCCGTTTAACATAATCGCGATACTCGATATTGCCGGAAGACTTGCGGCGCGGCTCGTCCACTTCGACCACATAGCCCGTCTCCGCTATGCCGTGGCCGAGCACTACGACATCGTCTACCACCTTTTTGACCTGTTCGGTCATCTCGCGCTCGTTCCATTCGTAGTTGAGCAGGGAGGTGTGGATTTCCGCCGCGTTCACGTCGCCAGGCCGATTCGGCTTCGGCTTGACCTTAAATTCAATCTTGCCATTGAGCAGAAAGGGCATGTAGGCCGACGCGATTGTCTGAACGATATTATTGGTATAGACCGACGTAATGGTGTCGCTGTAAAGATCCCAGCCATTTTTCCCGGTGTCTTCAAACTGCCACTGCCGACCGTTGAACCAATTCCGGTAAGCGGCCCAATGCCTGTCGCCGTTGTCGCTCTCCATGCGCATATGGAGCGTCTTCATCAGGCGCGACATCCAAAGCGGGCCATCTTTCTCGGCGTCTCCGGTTTCTTCAACAACGGCGGCGGGGGCGCGATTGACGCGCATTCTATCGCTCGTATTTGCGGCAGGTGGTCTGTATTTGCGTGGCATTTCCTACCTCTTTTTAAAGATTCCGCGCTTCTTTAGGTCGCCTATCGAGCCTGGCGGCGGTTGCGGTTTCGGTATGTAGTAGTGGACCTTGAGTGAAATGTTGACGCCGATCATCGCGCACATCGCCAAGTCGTCATTGTATCCAGGCTCCGCTCCAAGTTCGCCATCTTCCATCTCGACGAAGTGCTCAAGTTGTTCAAGTAGTAACGGCGTGCGGAGCAGGATCTCCGCGTCCCTAATGCGATAATCCAGGCCGGCCACAATCGTTGCCTTGTTTGAGTCCTTAGTGACAAATCCCGGCATGTCGGCCGGCTTTTTATCGTAAGGGTTAAACTCGAAATAAAGCCGCTCGTATTTCAGATCCTTGTGCAGTTTTAAGCAGACCACAAAGCCGCCGCGCTCGTTTCTTTCAGGGCCGACGAGCGCGATGTTATACAGAATCCCCAGGTAATTTATCAGTTCCGCGAATACGTCCGGCTTTGTGATCTTGCTATACGAAGCCGCCTCACGTAGATATGGCGACTCTTCCGACACTGCCAGGACGAGCAATCCCGAGGGGTCGCTATTCGGGTTTCCAAGCGCCGGATCTGCCGATAATACGTACTGAACGCCCACCTGCGGTAATTCGTAAATAGTAAGCGCTCCGTAATCATCGGCCTTGAATTTCGTTGACGCATCGGTGTTTTCGGGATCGTGAATGTAGGTATAGCGCCTCGACTGAAGGCCTTCTTCTTCAACGAGTCGGCGCATCAGGGCTACGGATTGAAGGTCAAAGCAGTTGCGGCCCGTAGCCTCAAAGCCTTGTTGCGGCGTTAATGGGAATTCCCTACGGAAGACCGCCTTGTCTCCGTGGCACGGGCCGTCAATATATTGCCTGCGCCAGTTCAGGCGTGCCAGTAATTCGCGGTCGGCCCACTTATCGCCCCACTTTTCGTAAAGCTCTGGATACCATTCGATCAATTGCTGTCTGATGATCTTCGATTCGGCCAGCTCGTTGCCGTATCTGGTCGGAACGCCTGACGCCTCTTCCGCTTCGCACAGTTCGAGCGTGGCGCCTTCGGGCAACGGCGCACGGTACTCCTCAGATCCGACAGCGGGAAAGAACGCCGGACGCCATCCGCTTTTGCCCTTGACGGCTTCGTCCCACATCTGGGCGATTTCGTTAAGACCGTTCGGGGTCGTCTCGATAATGACGATACTGCCAGGCAGCATCGGAACAGCGTGCGCGAGCGAGCTAAGCAAGGTCTTGACGCTCACCTTTGGCTTCTGGTCCAAGTAGAACGCGGCTTCGGACAGGTGGACGTATTGAATCGTATAGGATCGGCCGACTGAAATCTTTTTACAGGTAAAGAACATCATTCGGCTGTCTTGCCCTTTGCCGGATTTTCGATCCCGACGCGTTCCGCCGCGCGCGGTCGGGTTGCCGAAGTGGACCAGATTTTTATTTTCGTTTTTGATCTGAGGCGTCAGAAGCGGGTCGGCTTCTTCCATTGCGGCCCGAACGCGGCTCGAAAAGTTCGTCACCGATTCCAAGTCTTGAGTGATCGCAAGGGCATTGCGATTCGGGCGCAGCGTGATTAGCCAATAGTAAAAGAATAGGATAAGGGTCGAGATTCCGCCTTGCCGGATCTTGTCTATCAAGAGCCTGACCGGTCTTTCGGCGGTTAACTCTTCGAGGATTATCTCAAGTAATCGAAGCTGAATCCGGTTGAGAAGGAAAGGGACGGAACGCCCGTCCTTTGTTGTTATCATAATATTGACGGCGCAATAGACGGGGAAATCCCAGTCGCGCAGGTCCGCAAAGCGCCGATCAATATAGGCGTCACCTTCCTTTAGGTAGGCCTGATACTCCCGCTCGATCCTCGCCGGATCTACGATCATCTTGATGCGGTCAACGGGAATGAGTTGTGGGCTTGTGGCGTTCAGGTTTCTTTACCTCTTCTTTTGCTAAGGGCTGAAGCGCCAGCGGGCGGGCTGGTTCCGGTTCGTACAGCGCCATCGCCTGAGTGAAAGAGATTGGCTGATTCGTGGTTTCGGAGACTTGCAGGCCTCCCCACGGTTGCCAGCCTAGGCCGATGCGCTCGTTCACGTCCTCGACCAGCTTATCGCGCCGCGTGTGGCTGATTACCATATACTCGATAACTTTTGTCATCTTTTGGATTTCCTTCCTTTTCGTGTCTGTAGTCGGCAAGGAATTCCCATAATTGCTTGTGCCATCTGGCATCAGAAAGGGCGTTGTGTGCCCTTTCTTCCTGTCTCGGAAGCGCGGGATTTCCAAGCGCATCGCACCATTGTTTTATGTCGAGAGTGAGCATCGGCCAGCCTCTTGGAAGATCCATCATTGTCCCAAAGAGCTGACAGAGAGCTACGTGGTCATAATCCGCGTAATAGCTCCAAAATTCCGGCTGGCCATGCTTCTCCGTATTGCAGAATACTAGCAAGTCCGCCCTGATTTGCGCTCGACTCTTCCACGTATCCGATTCATTGCGTGGCGGCAAGTGAATCAACACGTTCCCTTTTACCCAATCGCCCGCCTTGCCCGAATCAAACTCCGTGCTAATGGCGCAATACTCGCGCCCATCATCGGCCACGATGCCGATTGAGATAAGGTCGATCGTCTTGCCGTCTTCGATGAATTCAGTGTCGTAAAAATACCTCATTCCTCGATTTCTCCATCAATTACAGTTGACCGAATATCGAAAAGCCCGCCCAGCTCGCCGGACTGCTCGCGCTTGCGCAGATCCTCGAACGTTACGCGGACGTCGTGTTGATGCTTCTGTTTCAGGTCGCCGGTGATCTGCGCGATTACACGCCAGGCCGTAAGCCTTTCGCGGTCCTTGCCGCTCGTGGCGATCGCAATCAGGCTGGTTACGCCGGGACCATGAAGCGCCGCCGAGGCCTGCGCGAAGGTAACCTGGCGCACTTGGGCAATGAAGGCCGGCTCGTTGATGAGCTGCACCGTGTCGGAAAGGGAAAGCCCCGCCTCGGCCGCAATCTCGCGGATACTGGTCGTTCTCGCCAGCGGGAAAGCGACCGCCAGCAGTAGCCTTTCGCGGGATTCTTGCGGAATTACGCGCTCAAGCGATTCATTCTTCATCGAAGTCAATCCATTTCGAGCCAACATCGTACATCTGATAGGTTCGGACGACTCCCAGGCCGCTCAAGAGTTTAGGGCCGAAGCCTTTGTCGCCCTTCAGTACCTCGCCCAGCATTTGTGCGCTGACGCCGAGCTTAGCGGCCAGGTCCGCGATGTACTTTTCGCCGCTCCGTAGCTTCAAGAGGATTTCCCGGAGGCCGTTTTCGTCCACAGAAATCACGCGCTCGGGTGTATCAAGGGGAATCTCTGGGGCGTATTGATCCAGATTCGCACCGTTTTCAGGTTTTGGTGACTTTTTTCGGGCCATTTCGCGCCAATAGTGGGGAAACTCCCGCGCGTTGTCAAGGAAGGCTGAATAAAAAAAAGGCCGCAAGACATCTTGCGGCCCCACAGTAGGAGTGTTGTACAGGTAGATTTTAGGCGGGATCTGGGCGGCCGTCCATTCCGACAGCTTTCAAGCTCGGCTCCTTTGACGCCTTCACAGCGCGCGGTCTGAGCGCGGCTAGTAGTCTTACCACGCGCTGGATCTGGTTAAAATCCTCATTCTCTTGCGAGACAAGGCCTCTGAGGTACGTTCTCAGCGCGGCGTATGTTACTAGAAGCTCCTCGGCGTCGAAGCCGAGCGAGTAAATCAAATCGGGCGTTCGCTCCGGTTCGCCGTAAGGCTGGCCGCTTTTCGATTCCCAGTACTTTTTGACCTCGGGATCTGTTCCGCACACGGCGTCCATGAGATGGATAGCGCGCTTCTGATCGTCGTTCAGTTCTTGATACTCGGCCTCTGAGTAGCCGACTGTATTTTCTTCAATGTCCATTTCCGCTCTCCTTTCGGGCAATTTCAGATACTTCGACCTCTCCGAATATTTGGTAAAGGTCTTTGACTAAAGCGGCCAGGCCTTCGACTTCCGCGAGCATTACGACCGGGACCAGTTTTTTAGCGCGCTCAAGCAGAGCGTCAACTTTGATTTCGACGGCCGAATAACGGGGATCTGCGCCAGGTTGAAAGGCTTCGCCGTGCGCCGCGCTCTTTAGCTGCTTCAATTTCATTATGAAGCCTAAGAGGACTTCGGTTGTAAAAGTGTCCTTGTTATAGCTCATATTTTCCTTGAAATGAGAACGTGGCGGCGGCGATCCCCCCGACCGACAAAGCCGCCACGTTTGCGATCCGCGTAGCCCTGACTACCGGACCGCTTGATCGGGGCTACTCCCCGTTTCGCCCCGATGTTCGATGGTCTGTTTTAAAAGCGCCTCGATCACGTCGAGCCGGCCGTGAAGATTGGCCAGGCCGGCTCGTATGTCTTCCGCCGTCTCGCGCAATTCGCGCAACTCCCTAACGTAAGCGACCGCGCTTCGATCTGGCCGTTGATCTGATGTTGGCATAAATCACCTAAAGAGAAATGAATTGGCGGCGGGCAGACTCCCGCTGGGTTCACGTTCGCGTTAAAAGCGTCTTTAGACTCGGAGAAGCGTTACGGCCGATGTCTTCTCGTTGTTGCGAAGTGACGATCTACCCTCACCCTCTGTTGTGACGCCGCCAATTTTAATTGCTGCCGGCGTGTTCTCACGCTCGCGCCGATTTCTAGAGATATTTGCGCCCGGTGTTGTGGCTCAAGCCTTTCGGGAGATTCACGCACGGGCAATCCTACGGCTGGAATTGCTAAAGCCTCCGCAGCAAACTTAAAAGATCGAATAACCGGAAGCGCGGCGGGATTCCACAGGCATTCACACGCGACCGCCGCGCCCCGGTCGTGTCAAGCTCCCCGTCTTGACAGGCGTTTTATCTCACAAGCAAGAAAACTTGTCAATAGGCTTGCGCAGTTTTTATTTCAATGGTACATTGCGCCCATGAGAGCGGTTGAGAACAAGGTGATAACAACGACCGAATTTGCGGGCTTGATGGGCGTCTCCTATCACTGCGCGATCCGATGGTTACGCAAGGGAATAGTTCCCGGCGCCGTCAAGCGCAACTTCGGCAAGTTGCATTATTGGGAGATTCCGATCGAAGCTTTAAACATGAACCGACCACAGGGCGGAAGGCCCAGAAAGGCGAACCAGAATGGCAGATAAGCGATTTGAAACCGTAATAAACCTTGACGAAATGGACGCAGCGGGCGTGCGCAGCGTTGAGATTATTGAGGGCGAGCCGCCCGCCTATGATTTGATCGCACACCTGACAAGACAGCGCGGTTTTTCGCTAAAGACCTTCGGCCCTGGCAGTCGAACAAAGGGCGTGGTTGATCATATCAAGAAAGAACTTCGAGAAATCCAAGAGAACCCCGCCGATCTCGAAGAATGGATTG